TGAATATAACTTTGTTGCTAGTTTGAAATCTGGCATTTTGAATTCAGCAACAGTCAAAGACGCATCATAGAAAAGGGTCTTGTTATTTGGTTGTGCCGCATACTGACCATTATCTAATTTGATGAAGTTGTAACTCTTATGTTCTTCAACTGTTTCAGAAAATCCTGTATTCAAATAACCAGGGTCGTTTTGGCAAAAGTCTAAGGTGAACATATACTCACCAAAGTGCCACTTTCTGTCTTTGTCGAGAAACTTGCACTTCAACATACGCAAGTTGTCTTTTTCAATGACAGTAATATTATAACTCAAAGCGTCCCATATTTGCAAGTAATCTAGAGGCAAAGTTGCATCTTTTAGATTGTCTTGCCGAGATACAAATGCGTGTAGTGGTAGTTTATCATACAATGCACCATAGTTAGGCAGAAGTGCTTCGATACGAAACGCCTGTCCTTTGATACATTTGATTGTCATCCATATGCATGGCTCCAATTCACCAAAACCTTTTTCAAAGTCATAGAGAAATTCTTTCTTTACGAAACATTGAACTGGTGGTAGATTGTGAACTAAGAATGCCATTATTTTCTTACGAACTTACTGAAGTCTGGTGGTTGCCATCCTTCTGGTTTCAAAACTTTTCCATCTTCTCGTTTCAATACTTTTCTGGTTTCTTTATCAATCTTTCGTAGATTACTCAATGCACCTTCATCCCAAATCTTTTCACAATCCCAACCTCTCGACAACATGTATCCAACAATAACCCAAATCATATCGAAACAAGCATCAATAGTTTCAACATCATCATTTGCTAATCTTGCTTGACAAAATTCTTGGAATTCTTCATTGATTAATCGATGATAAAGTATTGCTTGTTCATCATTGTTTTGTGTTGTAGTTTGGCCTGCAGCTGCCATAAAGACCTGCACATCTGTAAACACTTTAGACATAATTAAACCCTCTTGGTAAGTTCTGCTTCGTGAGTGCGTTTTCTTAATTCGGAAGAACTAAAACGGTGGGTGCGTGTATTGTAGTATGTTTTAATACCACGGGCATCACAAATATCACGACCAGTCAAATGTTTGTCTTTGTATTCTTCACCACAAATACGAATCGTGATTGGCAAAAACATCAACAAATCTTCTAGGTCTTTTTCAGTATCATATACAATAATTTCATCTACAAATTTTACCGCAGATAATTGAACATATCTTTCTACAATAGACTGAACTGGTTTATTTTTTGTTTCTGGTCTATCGATTGTTGGGTCTGTTTGAAGTCCGACAATGAGATAGTCACAGATAGACTTGCACTCAGCAAGCATTAGAATATGACCTGCATGTAAGAGGTCAAAAGTTGAACAAGTGAAACCGATTGGTTTACTAACCATTTCATCAGGCAATACTAACATAATAACTCCATTATAAAAGAACTGATGCGTACCAACGGCAGAGGCATCAGCCGTATTAAATTTATTTATTAAGCAATCAGACCTGGTTTGTAGACTGTCTTGCCATTCTCTTTCATTGCAGTCATTACCTGTTTCTTCAGATTGTTTGGATCATACGAAACATGAACCCATCCAGAATCAGGAATACCAGGTGTATAGAATTCTAAAATTAATTGCGTGAAATCAAAATACTGAGAAATGTATTCAGCAAGTTCAGCATTTGCTACGCCAGGAATTTCGATATCAGCTGCTTGGCCTTTACAATGGTCCGAAGTTTTCGAACCGCCAACTTTTGCGTTAACTTCTGGATGACGGAAGCCAGAGTTTACTTTAATTCCTCTGCCGTATGCATCACGAAGTGGTTGTAGTACCTGCTCACAGAGCATTCTAAGATTTTCAATTTCCTGTTCACCAGGGGTATTGTCCATGTCATGGCGAAGTGCTGTCTCACTCTTAATCATTTCAGCTAGTGAAAAGTTTTTTGTCAATTGCATTTTTTTTCCTTGGTTAAGTTAAACACGATTCACCTCAACATTACATTGACGAAGAAAGTTTATACCATCTTCACTCCTATATGTATCTCTATAAAAAACTCGACTGATGCCAGATTGAAAAATTAACTTGGCACAGTCTAGGCAAGGTGCATGAGTAACAAACAAATCTGCGTTTTCTGTTGAATTTGTAGACCTTGCGACTTTGGCAACTGCATTCGTTTCAGCATGTAAAACCTCTGGCTTTGATTTAATCACAAAGTCACCATCTTCATAATAATCTGCATATTCACATTCATTGTCCCAACCAGAAGGCATGCCATTGTATCCTATACCAATGATTGTATTCTCTTTGACAATTACACAACCAACTTGCAATCTTCTCGCTGATGAGAGTTTTGCATAGACTTCTGCGGCTTGCATGTGGGCATCAATAAATTTTTGTTTCATTCTAATATCACCAAAGGTACTTGTATTTTTTTCAATGAGTTTGCATAAAGAAAGAATGGCATAAATCTTTCACCTAAGAAGCCAGGATATCTCCACGGGAATGGCTCAGAGGTTGTTTGTTGTGTGGGATAATTATCACCTGAATTCTGCCAAACATTTTCTAAGATTGCAAACAGTTCTGTGGTATATCTCACAAAGATATCTCGCCGCATAATGTAACAAGTTTCATAGTTGATAATGTTGTTATGCGTAAACCATGTCAGATGTTGACGATAGTTAGGAAACAAATCGTGTATTGCTTCTTTGAACAATTGCCAATACAAACTAGGTTGTGATTGTAGATATTGTGCCTCTACTGAAAAAGGTAATGCAATTGAATGATTCGTTAAAACATCAGCCGTCTGTAAGTATTCTAATGCAATCTCTTGTTGTTCTTTTGTGCCAAACTTTTCAGCGTTTGCTTGTGTTGCAGGCATTGAAATCTTTGCAACATTCTTTTCTGTATTTCTATCCAACAGCAAATATCTACGATAGGTTGTGCAACCAATATAGTCAGTCACAGGAGTTTCTTTAAGTAACCAATACTCTGTTGCCTGTTGACCCATCGCACGAAGAAAATCATCTTCGGAAGTTTTGAAATAGTGGCGTCTAAAATCTTGTATAGGTCTTCCTATATTCTTGTAAGTACCTTTGTCATCTGGTGGCATCCATTTATATGGTTCTTGTCCGCCAGCATAAGTCGCAAACATCCACTCAGACTTAAAGTTGAAAGGAAAAGATTTATGAAAATGACTATACATCTGAATAGACATTAGTCTTCCTTTTCAACTTCTCTTTTCTTTTTGTCTGTCTTTGGAACAATTTCAGAGGCAATCTGAGCATTAATCATCAGATTTTTATAGTAGCCTCTATGTGGTGGGAATAGCAGGGCAAGTCGCCGTTTAGTTTCTTTTGCCATGCGAAAGTTTTTATCACGCTTTGTCATAATATCTCCAAGTAAAGCGGGACCGAAGTCCCGCTGAGTTTATGCTGCTTTTGCTTCTTGTAGAAGTTGCGGCTTAAACTCTTTAAGTTCATTACCAATTTCAATCTTGCGAGGTTTCTTGTGTTCAGGAATTACATTCTCTAAACCAACACGCAAGATACCATCTTTATATTCTGCACCTTTTACTTCAACGGTGTCAGCAATCGTCAATTGTTTTGTAAATGAACGGGTGCCAATACCACGATGCAGATATGTCACTTCAACATCTTTGTCTTTCTTCTCACCTTTGATTGTAAGTGTACCATCTTCTGCTGTGATTTCAATTTCATTCTTACTGAAACCAGCAACAGCTAGTTCGACAATGTAATGTGTCTCATCTAGTTTGATGATATTGTGAGGAGGAAAAGACTGGGTTGTTTTTGTCACATCCATGCTCAAAAGTTTTTCAACATCATCAAAGAAACGCTCAAAACCCAATGTTGTATGGGCAAGTGGCCCAAAAGAAATACGACCTACTGTCATGTTTTATCTCCTTAAAAAAGCAAGTTATCAAAATGCGACCCATTAGGCGCCGCACAATTATTTAGTAATCAGTAGACTTTTTGCCAATGTTATATTTGGCAATTAACTCCCAATCATCTTTCTCTTTGAATGATATAATTTTTATTTGATGAAGTGGGGCAATATTATCTTCTAACAGTCTAGGATTTAGTATCTTTACCAGTCCCCATTCTTCTAACAAATTGGCAATTGCATTTCTTCTTTGTATGTCGTTCTCTGTAATGTTCGATGGTTTACCATCCAAGGCAAATAGTTCTTTGAAATGAACGATATAATATCTGCCTTGCTTGTGTAAGATATGGCACGATTGGTACAACACTCTTTCTTTACGGGAAGAAACACCAATACGGGTAAGTGTCTCTCTCACCTTCAAAAAATCATCTTGTTCATTGAGACTTACCTCAATGAATTTAGTCAAGTCTACCATTTTATTTCCCTAATCCACCAATTCTGGTTTGTTCTTTTAATTCTTGGATTTGTTCTTTGCTTAGTAGAGAAAGCGCCTCTCGGGCTTTAGTATCTGAGAAACCGTAGATAGTCTTTATACATTCTATATTATCACTTTTTTCAGATTTTACCCACTTCGCAAAAGGTCGTTTCTGTGACCTGACTGTATTTAGTAAAAAGTCATTTTGCAGCTTTTTATCGGCATGATGGCGTCTGTTCATCTCATTTGCGAACATAATACAATCTTTATGATAGGAAAGACTACGATTTGTCAGAAAAGGTGAGTAATCCTTCTCTGTCAAATCATCGACAATTAGTTGCTTCTTTCCCTGCAAAATCTCTTTGACATAATCAAAAGGATTCATATAATCATCCTTATGAGTCCGACCGAGTCAATCGTAACAAGAAGAAGATAGTTAGCAAGCATACCAAAAGACCTACGAGTCCAAGCAGCCCAAGCATACATGCCACAACCAATAATCCAAATAGGATAAAGAATAAGAAGGGGTGGGGTAGGAACTGTGAGAGCCATAGTGATACTGCAACCAATAGAAATAGCCCAAGCAAATACTTCCACGACAAAGCGGAATCGATTGCTTCTAAAATCTTCATGTATCCATTGCCAAGTGTTTTGAAATATTTCATTCATACAAACTCACAAGATACCATCAACTCGGTCAAACATGCAACAGTATTAATCTCTTGGTCAGCAACAAATGCAGCCTTGTATTGATAGTCAGCAAGAATAATAACTGCCTGAGGAATTGATTGAGGTTTTAGATTATCATAAAGTGCATCATACAATTTACGATAGAGAGTTGATGAATCAATTTCGTGTGATGCAACCCACTTACGAATTGAACCAAAGTCCTTATCTTTGATGTTCTTTACAATTTCTTCAATCGATACATCACCAATTTGAGATAAAATACCAGCATCGATTTTACCAAACTGAGCATATCTTTGAAGTTCATTGATGATTCTACGAAAGTCAGGAAAATGTTTTTTGATGAGTTCTGCAATTACGGCATCATCATACTCAACTTTTTCACTTTGCAAAATTGATTGAATTCTCTTAAAGAAAGCAGAAGCCATCTTGGCCTTCTCACCATTCTTCAAAGAAAAATCTACGACTGCACACCGAGAATGCAATGGTTCGATGATGCGATTCTTATAGTTACAAGTAAAGATGAATGAACAATTACTTGCATACTCCTCGATTGCATTACGAAGTGCAGGTTGTGTAGAATTGGGATTCAAATAATCTGCCTCGTCAATGATGATGACCTTGCGGCCACCAGAAAAACTCATTGACGAAGCATAGTTTTTGATTTTAGTGCGAAAGATATCAATGCCACTCTCATCAGAACCATTGATGACCATAAAGTCACAACCAATTTCATTGCAGAGTGCTTTGGCAATTGTAGTCTTGCCAACACCTGCACCGCCAGTTAGAAGCAGATTAGGAATCTGTTTCTGATTGACATACTCCTGAAATGGTTGTTTCAAACGACTTGGTAGAATACAATCTTCTACCGTCTTTGGGCGATACCGCTCTGTCCATAACAAATGTTCCATAGGAACTCCTCACAATATACATCATAAAAAAATTAGTCACGCTCATTCAAACGAGCAACAACAGTCAGAATGTCCTCTTTTACTTCCCAAGAACCAGCAGGACCAGCAAAAAGAATAGTCACTTTCTTTTCTTTGTTGCCTTCTTTGGTTGCAACAACAGTTTCACGCTCATAGACATTGATGATGTGGTCGGGATTGATTGCGATTGTTTCATCAACATGACCTTCGACTGCATTTGTAAAATATTTGAATGCCATTATGCACCTTTCTCAAATTTAGAACCTGCCTCAGTTGTAACCCAATACTGAAGTGGTAGAGTTTTGTTTTTGAAATGCGAAATACCTTTAGACGAAATCGAAACATCATATAATGTTTTCTGTTTTGAAAATCATCTTGTATTTGTTGCCAGTACCCTCTGCAATTTCTAGTGCGTCTGTGTGTGCAGAATCATTTGACAGGTCGAGAGTAACAATGTTGACTTTCTTACCATCAGATTCGATTGCAATTTGAGGAGAAGAAAGAACATTGGCAGCCCGCATAATCCAATCAAAGTCTTCTGATTTCAATTCAAATTTAATTTCTGCATCAGGCATTGTCAATTGTTTCTCTGGCGGTGTGACAATCATGTTGGCAGGAGTAAAACGATATTTGATTTTACTACGACCTTTATTGCCAATGATTGTAACTTGTTTGTCATCAAATTCAAAAGACGGGTCATCTTTGTGTAGAGAAATGACCGACAAAAAATTGTTCAAATCATAGATGCCAAACTCAGCAGGAATATCTTCTTTGATATCAACTTCTGCCAGAATGTTTTTATGTGAAGAAACTGTTTTGAGTTTCTTACCAGGTTTGAAAAGAATACCTTGGTTGATTGCACCAAAGTTCTTCAATACAGCAATTGTTTCGTTTGATAATTTCATAGTAACCTTTCATAATTAAGATTTATCAACAGAATACAGTATATCATGTTCAAACAGAAACAT